ATTAGAGAAAAAAGAATATCAGTATCTATGTAAAGAGGAGCCAATGTCTTCTCATTGCAATCAAAGTGTATGTAGATCTATGAAGCTAGGAATAGGTGCTACATCAATGCCTACGATTAGTGGTTTGTCTGTTATCTTATCGGAGCCAAGACTATGGTTCGTGGATATAGGTGGACAACGATTAGAGATAACAACAGAAGAATTACAAGCACCACGACTATTTCAAAGAGCATGTATGGAGCAATTAAAAGTTATGCCTCCTAAGTTAAAAGATTCTGATTGGGAATCAACTGTGAATGATCTGATGGAGAAATGTAATGAAATACAAGTTCCCGAGGAACTAACATACAAAGGTCAGTTTATATCTATACTTGAATCTTATTGTACCGGCAGAGTGCAAGCACAAACTTTTGAAGAAGTTATGTTAGGTAAACCTTACACGGAAGTAGAAGAGGCTAAGACCTATTTCAGATTAGATTCTCTAATGGAATATATGAGGCAGAAAAAGTTTGATAGTTATACAAGAGCACAAGTGCAAGAAAGATTGAAAGAGATAAATAACGAAGAAAGTTCTAGTGTTAAAAAATTCAAAACGTCTTCGGGTAAATGGAAATCAGTTAGAGTTTGGTGGGTTCCAGAGATAGTGTCTGAAGTTGACATAAGTGAGATACCTATTGAAAAAGAGGAGGTGCCATTCTAATGGAAGTATTAATAGCTTTTTGTATTGTGTTGGTTGAAGCACCTAGAATTGATGGTGGTAAGTCAATATGTGGTTTTTATGAACCTAGGGTTGAGTTTAAAAGCAGACAAGAGTGTATGGCAGATAAAAAACTAATAGAGGACTATGTTGTTGAAGAAGCTTGGAAAATTCATCCCAAGGCAGTACGAATATATGCGAAGGGACTTTGTTCAGACTAATGGAAACAACAATATTTGGACCACCAGGTACCGGAAAAACAACAACTTTAATTAATCTTGTGAAAGATAAAATAAAAAATGGTATGGATCCGACTAAGATTGCATTCATGTCATTTAGTCGTAAGGCAGCAACAGAAGCAAAAGATCGTGCTATCTCTGAACTAAATTTAAGTAGCGATCAAATGATTTACTTTAGGACTTTACATTCATTAGCCTTTTCGTGGTTAGGTTTAGATAGCAAAAGAGTTTTTAAAGGTGCTGACTACAATGAACTAGGTAGGTTGGTAGGACTAGAGTTCAGAAGTAATCCAACGGTAGGTTTAGAAGATGGGCCATTGTTTCAAATTGGAGCAGGTGGCGATAAATATATGTCTGTCCTTCAAATGGCTCGTGTTAGAGAAGTAACTTTAGAAAAACAATTCAATGATACTTGGGATCACACATTACATTGGCAACAGTTAAAAGTGTTAAACAAAGCTTACACGGATTATAAAGAAGCTAAAAACAAATTAGATTTTGTTGATATGATAGAGAAGTTTATTCTTGAAGGTTCAAGTCCCAAATTTGATTTATTGATTATTGATGAAGCACAAGATTTAGCACCTCTGCAATGGAGAATGGTAAAGGAAGTTTTGGTACCAAACTCTAAAGAGATATATTATGCAGGAGATGATGATCAAGCTATATATACTTGGATGGGTGTAAAGCTAGAAGACTTTTTAAAAGCTTCGGATAAGAAAATTGTCTTAGATAAATCGTACCGTGTACCGAGTACCGTGCACAGTTTCTCACAAGATTTAATAAAAAAAGTTTCTCTCAGACAATTAAAAGAATGGCAACCCACTAAAAAAGATGGCACCATAACATGGCATCGAGATATACTTGATGTAGATCTAACTAGTGGCGAATGGTTAATACTTGCGAGAACAAATTATATTACAAATAAAATATGTACTCGACTTAAAGAAGAAGGCTATCTCTATTGGAGAGAAGGCACCGGTTGGTCTATTTCCCCAAATGTACTTAATGGAATAGAGGTGTGGCTTAAATTATGCAAAAACCAAAACTTGTCTATAGCAGAACTGAAGAATTTTGTGAAATTATTGAACCCGGATATTATTACGAAGTCTGGGAGAAAAAGGTTCTCCCACTTAGATCCCGAACAAACTTATTCTCTCGAAGATATTATAGAGAGTTGCAGTTTGAGCGTTACTCACGAGACTCCGTGGCAGAAAGTCTTAAAAGTTTCGGAGCAGGAGACTGCATATATAATGTCTGTGAGGAGGAGAGGAGAGAGGATTCTGACGGGGACTCCGAGGATTCGGATCTCGACAATACACAAAGCAAAAGGTGGCGAGGCGGATAACGTAGCCTTACTACTTGACTCAACAAAGGCTTGCGTAGAAAGCTTAGATCAAGATTCTGAGATAAGAACTTTCTATGTGGGAGCAACTCGTGCTAAACAATCATTACACTTAATAGAATCAACAACTAAATATGGATTTAACATATGAAAAAAGACAGAGAATTTTTTTTAAAAGAAGCAGAAAAATTAATCAATGGACAGAGAGCCAAGGAGTATGGACCTGCTAAAAAGAACCATCAACGTATAGCTGATATATGGACTATCTTGCTAGACAAGAAACTTAATGACCGTATTACACCGGAAGAAGTTGTTGCTTGTATGATAGGTGTCAAGGTGGCAAGACTAGCCGAAGACATATCCAAGGATGATTCATGGACCGATGTTATTGGTTATGCAGCACTAGGTGGAGAAATTATAAATGACAAATCATGAACAATATCATTTTTTAGATCAAGATATAAAAGATGTGTCTTGGGGTAATATAGATTCTGATTGGACACCTCCTCAAACCCTTCCAGATTTATCTCAATATGAAACAGTTGCTATTGACTTAGAGACAAAAGACTCAAACCTTTTAACTCTTGGACCTGGTTGGACAAGAAAAGATGGATATGTAATTGGAGTTGCAGTCGCAGCAGGAGATAGTTCCTGGTATTTTCCTATTGCACACAAATCTGGGAACATGTCAAAGAATATAGTTTATAAATGGTTAACAAAACTTTGTGCAGACGAAACTATAACTAAAGTATTTCACAATGCTTTGTATGATTTAGGTTGGCTTCGAGCCGAGGGAGTAGAAGTTAAAGGTAAGATCATAGATACAATGATTGCAGCACCATTATTAGATGAAAATAGAAAATGGTATAACCTTAACTCACTTGCTCGTGATTACTTGGGAGAGTTTAAAGATGAAAAGCTACTAAAGTCTGCAGCGGAAGAGTTTGGTGTAGATCCTAAGTCTGGTATGTGGCAACTACCACCTAGATATGTAGGTAAGTATGCTGAACAAGATGCAGCGATTACTCTAAAACTTTGGGATAATCTTAGGAAGAAAATAACACAAGAAGAATGCTCAAGTATTTTTGAATTAGAGACAGATTTACTTCCCGTATTGTTTGAGATGAAAACAAAAGGTGTTCGGGTAGATGTAGAAAAAGCACATCAAACTAAAAAAGATTTAACTAAAATAGAAAAATCACTTATAGATGAAATAGTCAAGGAAACCGGGGTGGTTGTTGAACCGTGGGTCGCTACATCTGTAGCAAAGGTCTTTGACGCTGTGGGTCTTCCTTATTCTCGCACAGAAAAATCCGATGCTCCCATGTTTACAAAACAATTTCTTTCTAATCAAACGCACCCTATTGCTAAAAAAATTATAAAAATTAGAGAAATAAACAAAGCTAACACGACATTTGTTGATACTATTCTTGAACACTCTCATAATGGTAGAATACATTGTGACTTTCACTCCCTAAGATCTGATGGTGGTGGAACTGTTACTGGACGTTTTAGCTCAAGTAACCCCAATTTGCAACAGATTCCTGCACGAGATCCTGAGATCAAAAAATTAATTCGTGGTTTGTTTATCCCGGAGGAGGGCCACAAATGGGGTTCCTTTGATTATGCATCTCAAGAACCAAGATGGTTAGTTCATTATTGTGCCACCTTGACAGGTGTAGATAAACACCCACAGATTGATGACGTTGTTAAAATGTATCACGATGGTAATGCTGACTTTCATCAGATGGTAGCAGATATGGCAAGCATCCCTAGAAAGCAAGCCAAGACAGTTAATCTTGGTATCATGTATGGAATGGGTAAAGGTAAACTTGCTAATGTTATGGA